GATTGATTATGAGTAGAAAAAAGAAAGTATCTGAATTACAAAAATTATACAATAAAGAGTATAAGAATTATTTAAGACGTGTACAAAGACAGGTCGAGCAAGGCGTGCAGGTCAAGGTGATACAGAAAGTAAAAGCACCGAAAAAGACAAGTATTGAAAAGCTTAAAAAACAGACAGCGAAAGTGATTAAAGAAAACACACCCGTTGTTAATTTATTAACAGGCGAGCTTATTAGTAAATCAGAAAAGGAAAGAAAAAATGTATTAGCTTTGAATAGAGTTTTTGCATCGTTAGTACCTTTTGAACAGGATTATGCTCGACAAAATAATATTACCACTTTAAAAGGGTTAAAAGAATTAAAATCCACAGGTGTTATAACACGTGACTTTGCACCAGTACCCGATTATGACCTATATATTGATATGTGGTATGATAGTTTGGATAGTTTTGTACCATTTACAGCACATTATTTAAGAATGAAAACAGACGCACTACTGGCTACTGCTACTGACACAGAACGAGCATTGTTTGGCTACACATATAAAAATGCGCCCGAAGTATTCCCAACTGAGCCATACATGGATAAAGCAACGATTGATGCAGTTTTTTCAAATATTCTTAAAAAAATGAAATTTTTTGAAAATAGCGAGGATTTCCAACAATTTATAAATATGCAAGATAATATTATAGAAAGTGAATAATCATGAAAAAGAAAAATGTTACATATTGGGCTTGCGATTTCGAGACAACCGTGTGGGGAGAGGAGTTAGAAAAACAATTAAGAAAAAAGCAAGACTGTACAGAAGTATGGTCTGCGGCTGACGTTGCTCTTTATGATAACAGTGAAACAGTTACAATTACTCATTCGATTAGAGACTTTTTAATTCGGTTTTTAACCATGGGAGGCAACAATATATTATATTTTCATAATTTATCTTTTGACGGTTCTTTTATTGTTGATTTTTTATTAAAAGAGAACTGGAAATGGGTACATTGTAAAGATAAGGAAATGAGAAGTAAGACTTTTCAGACTTGTATTTCAGATTTGGGTTCGTGGTACTGGATAAAATTAAAATGGAACAAGAACTTTATCGAAATACGAAACTCGTTAAAATTAATGCCATCATCACTCAATAACATAGCTAAATCTTTTAAGACAAAGCATAAAAAGTTAGAAATGATTTATACAGGTATGCGATATGCATATTGTAACATCACGGAAGAAGAGAAAAAATATATTGAAAACGATGTACTAGTATTAAAAGAAGCTCTTGAAATGATGTTTGATGCGGGACATCAAAAGCTCACAATCGGTTCTTGTTGTTTATCAGAATTTAAAGCAGGTTATGATTTAAAGGATTATAAAAGAATGTTCCCCGATTTAAGAGAGGATTATTTAGACGAAGATGTGACGGGTGTATGGAATATTTGGGATTATGTTCATAAATCGTACCATGGCGGGTGGTGCTATCTGAACCCAAAATTTGCACATATTGTAGTCGGAGAGGGTCTTGTATATGATGTAAACTCTCTCTATCCGTCTATGATGCATAGCATGAGTGGCAATAAATACCCATTTGGACATGGAGAATATCATAAAGGAGCGCCACCTATAGATTTAGTAAAAGCAGATAATAAGTATTATTTTATCCGCTTTACTTGTAGATTTAGAGTAAAAGAGCATGCTTTTCCGTGGGTGCATATTAGACATAGTGCATTGTACAAGTCGAACGAAAATTTATATACATCTGATGTTAGATACAAAGGTCAATATTATAGATATTATAGAGATGCCGACGGTAATATGTGCGACACAAAAGTAATATTGACCATGACTTGCACAGACTGGGAATTATTTAACGATACTTATGAAATTTATGATTTAGAGATACATGACTATGTATGGTTTTATGCACGTGATGGATTTTTTGATGCTTATATTGATAAGTATGCAGAAATGAAAAAGAACAGTAAAGGCTTTTCTCGTCAGTTGGCAAAACTGTTTTTGAATAACCTTTATGGAAAATTTGCAATGTCTGATAACTCATCTTATAAAGAGCCATATCTTGACGAATACGGTGTTGTTAGATTTATCTTGCACGAGGAGCATGATAAAGGAGTTGGATATATTCCGATAGGTTCCGCCATTACATCATACGCTATGGATTTTACGATAAGGCACGCATTAGCAAATAAAGAAAGATTTTGCTACGCTGATACTGATAGTATTCATTTGATTGGTTTGGAAGATGCGGAAATGGTTATTGAGCATCCTACAAATTTTTGTTGTTGGGGTTGTGAGGCAACGTTTGACTTTGCATATTATGAGCGACAAAAAACATATGCAGAACATATTGTAGCCGAGAACAGAGAGCCAGTTGACACGCCATATTTAGATATTAAAGCGTGTGGCATGAGCAAATCAGCGAAAGAACAGTTCATTGCAGAAAATCGTGATATAAAAGAATTAAGCACAGATTTGGAACTGTATAACTGTAATTTAAAAGCAGAGCGTGTAAAGGGTGGGATTGTATTAAGAAATAAAGACTTTAAGATACACGTTCAAAAAGATAAAAAAATTATCATATAATACTTGATTATATTTTAGTGTTGTGCTATTATAATAATGTAATAAATAAAACATATTACATTACATTCACACACACAAAAAGCAGAAAAAGGAGGAAAACAAGATGTTTACAAGGACATTAGTCACAGCGGAGGTATCTGTAGAAAGAGTCTACAAAGACGAGGAGACAGGCGAAATCAAGAAAGATTGCTTTGACGAAAAACTGCCAAATTGCAGGACTAGAGACAAAGCGGAAATCTTGATTGAAAAGCAGTACAAAGGAGATATTACTTCTATTTTAGATATCAAATTTAAATTGGAAAAACGCGCAATGACGGATGAGCAGTTTTTACTCAATTCTGATGTCAAGAGCGAAAAAATTGTTACCGAAGCAGAGTTACAGGAAATGAAAAAGGAAGATTAAAAGGAAAAACAGGAGGTAAATAACATGGTAGAAATTAAAGAAATGAGCAGAGAGTTTACAAAGGTTGAAAAGTATTTAATGACTACAGCACCCGACATTGAGCCATTAAAAAATATTGATGACGGGCAGTCTATCGAGGTTGACGGTTTTATCATTTTTAATGACATCAAAGACAACGGAGACGTGCAGGAGATTTTGAGTATTATCACACCCGATAAGAAAGTTTATTCGGGACAGTCCGCAACCTTTAGACAGAGTTTGAAAGATATTGAAAGTGTTATGGACGGTGAAAAATTTTCTATCATTAAAATTAGTGGAAAGACAAAAGCAGGGCGCGATTATATCAATTGTACCTTAGATGTATCAAATTTATAAAATGATGCCGTGAGAATACCATTTTAATTCTCTTCTTCTAAAGGGGGTGGCTATATGCCACCTCTTTTATAAAATAAATGTTTCACGTGAAACATGAATGGAGGTGCTAAAATGTTTGACGATGGTTATTATCATTGCGAAAGATTATTAACTATGAAAGATAAATATGGGAATATACCCGATATTTTTATTGTAGACGGCAACAGAACAGCTGGAAAAAGTTATTCTATTAAGTGTAGACAAGTTTCCGATTTTTTAAAAGATAAATACAGACCCGAAAATCAGTTTATCTATTTGTATAGAAATGTTGTTGATATGAAAAATTGTGCCGACACATATTTTGGAGATATAGCGGAAAAATTTGACGGTTATGTTATGACAGAGAAAAGCTTGATGCGTGGGTCGTTAGTGCAGTTATTTATCAATGAAGAACCGTGCGGTTATTGCTTAGCTTTATCTGTGGCGAGAAAGTATAAAAAAATGCGTGGGTTATTCGTCAATATTCGTTCTGTATTTTTTGACGAATATCAAGACGAGGATAATATATATTTGCCAAACGAAGTAAATAAATTACTGTCGTTACTAACAACAATCAGTTCGGGTCACGGAAAACAGCACAGAAGAGTCATGCTATATATGGCATCAAATACAGTGTCTTTGCTAAATCCTTATTATAGCGTTTTTGGTATCAATAAAATGTTAAAGAGAGACACCAAATTTTTACGTGGTGATGGTTGGGTGTTCGAGCGAACTTATAATGAAAGTGCTTCAACAGCATATAAGGACAGTGCTATTGCTAGAGCTTTTCGGTGTGCTGACTATAACGAGTATGCAAGCGAAAATAAATATCTAAACGATAATGAATGTTTAATCGGTAAGCCAAGTGGACAGTCTCGTTATATTTGTACGATTAAGTATAATGATAACCTGTACAATGTCAGAAAATATGATGTATGTCTATATGTATCAACAGGTGCAGACGATAGTTTTCCAACGAGAATATGCTTTACAAAAACCGATGTTATAGATAATACGGCTATTCGTGTCAATTCAACACATTACATTGTTACAATGTTACGAGAATATTTTAACAGAGGGTTACTTCTATTTGAAAATTTGGAATGTAAGAACATGATATTTGATGTCATATCATTTTAATGCTTCACGTGAAATATTGACATTTCAAATGATATATGTTATTATAAAATCGTACCCAAAATAATACGTGCATTGTAATTGATATACACGCACATAGACAAGTAGTCTGATATCAATTTTTGGCGTTGCGTTCCCTTTGCATCGATTATTTTGTAAAGTACAATATGTTTCACGTGGACAATGTTTCACGTGAAACATTTTTTATTTACAAACAAATCTATTTGTGTTATGATAGAAAAAAGGAGGTGATATCATGGCAAATGAAGTTATCACATTAATTAATAGTTTAGGGCTTCCGACCGTGGTTGCATGTGCGTCCATGTGGTATGTAAAGTACAGAGAGGACAAAAATGACCAAAAAATTGAAAGAATGACGGAAGAACACAAGGAAGAAATGACAGATATTACGAACGCATTGAACAATAACACATTAGCGTTACAACGTATCTGTGACATTTTTGATAGTAAGGAGGATATCAAACATGAGTAAAAAAGCAGTTGACATATCATATCATAACGGAGTAGTTGATTTTGAAAAAGTAAAAAATGCTGTGGACTATGTTATCATTCGTTGCGGTTATGGACAGGATATAACATCACAAGATGATAAACAGTGGGCAAGAAATGTCAGTGAGTGCGAACGGTTGGGCATTCCATACGGAGTGTTTTTTTATTCCTATGCAAAAACAACAGCTAGAATTGAGGGTGAAATTAATCACTGTCTTAGATTATTACAGGGGCACACTCCTAATTTACCTGTTTTTTTCGACAGCGAGGAAGAAGGAACGCAGTCTGTAGCAAAGCACAACGCAAAGCGCTTTTGCGATGCTATGCTGACGCATGGTTATAAAGCTGGAATTTACGCTAGTAAATCATGGTACGAAAATTACATAGGTGAGACTTGGGGGTATGACTTGTGGATTGCTCGATATGCGAATGTGTTAGGTGTAGAGAATGTAGACATTTGGCAATATTCCAGTAATGGAACGGTTGACGGTATTAACGGACGATGTGATGTGAACCACGTTTACAAAGACTATGGAGCTTCAAATCCTACACCTAATGTCCCACAGAGTCCACCAACGCACGTAACCCCAAGAAACGAACTAATTGCTTTGGGACAACAGCACGCCATTAATTTTACAGGGGTGCAAATCGCGGTTGACGGCATTGTTGGCAAAAATACGAAAAGAATGGCGGTACGCGTAGTACAGCACGCTATGAACATGGATTACGGTCGCACGATTGCCGAGGACGGTATTATTGGTAAAAAGACAAAAGCGAAAGCTGGACGGCATTATGTAAAGCGTGGAGAAACGCAGTACTTAGTCACAGCACTGGAAATCTTATGCTTATTGCAGGGGAAAGACCCGAACGGGGTGGAACATCCTGGAACATTTGGAGGAGGACTGGCGCGCGCTTGTGAAATTGAATTCGTTTACGCGAAAGATATGTTATACATGATTTAATTTTTATTCACGTGGAACAAAAAATGTTTCACGTGAAACATTTTTACGGAGGATAGTAAAATGCCAAATATCAATGTTGCATACCAGTGGGCGGTCAATGCGTGCAATGCTCCTAACATTGGTTACTCACAACAATACAGAAGAGGTCAGACCGTGAATGGTATTACTTATTATGACTGTAGCTCTTTTATATCTAAGGCACTCACAGAGGCTGGTTTTTTCTCAGTGAACCCTTGGTTCACAACAAGGACAGAGGAGGGCTATCTATTACAAGCTGGGTTCAGAGAAATTAACATTAATGAAGCGTGGCGAGCCTCGGACGTGGTTTGGCGTAGCGGTCACACAGAGATGGTATATCAGGGGGCAGGTGCAGGAAATGGCGGTATTACCATGGGAGCGCATAGTGGACGTTACCCATTAGCCGAACAGGTCAGCATTAATACATATGTTTCCAAACCGTCCGCGTGGTCAAAGATATATCGTTATGGAGATAGTGCTGGAATGCCCCTTGAGTGGGTTCACGGAAACCGCTATCTTACAGAAGATGAAATGAAGAACAATGCTTATGTGTTCTATAGCACGATGTTTTTTAAAGATTTTACCTTGAATTCAATAGCTGGAATGTTGGGAAATATGGAGATAGAGTCCAATATTAACCCAGAGCTATGGCAGTCGCTAAAAGAGGGAAATTATAATGGTGGTTATGGTTTAGTCCAGTGGACACCAGCAACAGTCTACACAGACTGGGCAAATGCTAACGGTTACGATATTACAGACGGTTACTATCAATGCGTTTGGCTTGACGAAGAAACAGTAAGTAGCGGACAGTGGATTGAGACTACAAAATATCCGATATCGTGGGAAGAGTTTCGTAAATCTACGAAAGAACCAGATTATCTAGCGTCTGCATTTTTAAAGAATTTTGAGCGTGCTGGCGTGGAAAAAGAAGAGGATAGAAAAAAGAACGCGCTAAAATGGTATGCATATTTGCAGAAGTTATCACCGTACCCAATCCACCCACATGCACGAAAAACAAAAATGCCACTTTACTTTTTCTTGCCGTGGTGATATAATAAATACTGTAAAAGGGTGACACTAAATACAAGGAGGTAAATATTGTATGGATTTTGACGAAGCTTTAAACGAATTAATTGATGCCATTGCAGACGTAGAGGAACACGGAGACGCTATTGAAGTTTTACAGAACTACGAGAGCGAAAGAAGTGGAGAAACTGATAGCGAATGGAAAGATAAGTATACCAAACTCGAAGCCGAGTACAAAAAACGCTTTAAAGAGCGTATGAAAGAGTCAGCCACTAACGCAGACAACGAAGAAAAGAAAGGCGAAACAGAAGAAAAAATTACCGTGGAAGATTTAGACTTCAACGGTAAAACAGAGTAAGGAGGTTTTAACAAATGGCAGACGCAACAAATAAAAACATTTTAAAAGCAGTCAAACAGGAGCTTTCTTTCGAGGTTCAGAACCACTTGCCTGTGGAAGTCTCAGACAATTTACAGGCTGTCTATGATAACATTCTAAATTTTGCCCCTGTTCGGAACGAAATTGTTCCGTCATTAATTAATCGTATCGGTATGCAGACGGTAGACAGCATCGCATGGAGAAACCCGTTAGCACGTTTCAAAAAAGAGCCGATGCGATACGGTGAGACACATGAGGAAACTTATGTGAATATGTGTAAAGGACATGTTTATGACTCACAGGCAGATTTTAAATACGCATTCCAGCAGTATCAGTCTTATATCATGAGCGTGTTCCATAATGTCAATCTTGAAATTCAGTACCCTGTGACGGTTACATATGACAATCTTAGAAAAGCTTTTACAAGCGAGTACGGTATCCGTGATATGATTATGGCAAAAATGGAAAGCGCTATCACAGGGGCGAACTGGGACGAATATCTCGCTATGCGTGATTTGATTAATGTCGGGTATAAAAAAGAGGTGCTTCCAGCAGTGACCGTTGACGCGATTGTTGATGAAGCATCAGCGAAAAAATTATTGATTGAGGTCAAAAGAGCAGTCGGGGAGTTTGGTTTCCCATTGCCAGAAAATAATCCAGCTGGTGCAACGTCCCACGCTATGCCAACGAATTTGATTTGGATTACAACGCCAGAAGTGAACGCACAGATTAGCGTTGACGCTCTAGCCTATGCGTTCCATATGGACAAAGCAGACGTGGCAGTTCAGACCGTGGTTATAGACAAATTTGCAAACAGCGCGATACAGGGCGTACTTTGTGACGTTCGTTTCTTCAATGTACGCGAACAGTTCAAGGAAATGAGCGACCAGCGACTTGCAAATGTCTTATCATGGAACTACTTCTATACACAGGTAGAAATGGTAAGCGCAAGCCCATTCTATCCAATCCGAGTATTTACCACAGATAAGGTTGTTGAAGCACCGACACTTAGTGTGACAGCTGGAACTTATACAGCTGGACAAACACAAGAAGTAGAGGTTACTCTAGCAGGGGGTACAGGGACATACCGTCAGAATTTAGTGACGCTTGAAGTTGACAGCGGTGCTACTTCCGCAAAAACATACGTCATTCCAGGAACACATTTGTTACACACCGGAGCAGATGAGATAGGAACTATCGTACTGAAAGCGGTTTACAGACCGAACGAGACTATCACAGAGACAGCAAGTTTCACAAAAGCGTCATAATAAACGGGGGGTAGTTATCTATGATAAATTTACCTGTTCAAGGAGGGGTCGCACCACGCGACCCCGAAACAAAATTAAGATTGTATAGTGGAGTACCATGGTCTGACGAGTATGAACACGTTAGATTATACAATTCAAAAGAAGATTTGCTAAATCATTTAGAGTTATATCGTAAACATATCAATAGTGTTGACTTGTCACACCTTGCCCCGATTAAAGTAGGAAGTTATGATATCCGCGTACCGTTCACAGAAATGAAAGCACTTAATCTCAATTATTTAGCTTTTCAAAATAGTGGGATTTCTAACGAATGGGTATTTTGCTTTATTAATTCGATTGAGTGGCTCTCTGAAAAAACAACTAGAATTAACTTTTCCTTAGACGTGTTTCAAAATAACTTTTACGATGCAAATATCAAACCTTGCTTTGTAGAGTATCATCATATACCTAGAAGTGCTGATGCGATAGGAGTAAACTTGACGCCTGTAAATATTGAAACAGGCGAAACGATTGTATCAAGGCACAAAAAATTAGACTTAACACCAACAGAGTGCTGTGCTTTTGTAACAAGAGGAACAACAGAGCAAAGTTGGTTTGAGGGTCGCGTGGAAAACGGTGTATATTGTTGGGGTAGTATCGGACATTATGATGTAACTACAGAAGATGGTCTAAAAGGGATTAACACGTTATTAGAGGATTATAACAATCAAGGCGCGCAAGATGCAGTAATAGGATTATTTATGTCACCAAAATTATGCACGCTTGCATTAGGTGGAAAAGAGATAAAGCCTAAAATTACATCTATGCAGATATCTGACAACGTATTCGAGGGATATAAACCAAAAAATAAAAAGTTATACTCTTATCCTTGGTTATTTTGTTTGGCTGACAATAACCAAGGCAATACACATATATACAGATATGAATACAGCTATAACCGCGATAAGTCTCTTGAGTTCGACAGCTATGGTACAATTGCAACTCTACCGCAAGTTCTAACAGCGCCTAAAAATTATAAGACGCGCGAAGAATTAGGGCATGGACTAATGAGCGAAGCACTTATTAATTCATCTTTTCCGATGTGTTCTTTTTCTTCAGATACTTACAGGGCGTGGCTTGCTCAAAATAAAAGTTCAATCGCTCTATCACAAGTTCATACTGCTGTCGATGCCACTCTAGGAACAGGCACGGCGATAGCAGGTTTAGCAGGAGGAAGCTTGCAAGGTGGTCTTAATGGACTCGGGAAAACTACGAACGCTTTTTGGGACGCTCTTGGAATGTTAGCCAATCAGACAGACAGAGCTAGAAATGCTGGGGTGACACATGGGAAAGCATTATCAGAAAATGTATTGACAGGTATCAAGGAGTGCGGTGTTGATTTCTATGAAATGTCCTGTAAAAGACAATTTGCAGAAATGGCAGACAGTTTTTTCGAGCAATTTGGATATCCAATCAATAAGATTGCGACACCTTATCTACACTCAAGACCCTATTGGAACTATGTGAAAACTTCTCATTGTGGATTTACGGGGGACATTGATTTAGACCAGTTGAAAAAGTTACGAAATATATTTGACAACGGTGTAACTTTGTGGCATACTGATGATATAGGGAATTATGGGCTATCCAACGATTAAAAGGAGGTGCGTAGAATTGAGAAACCCATTGCGAATTTTTGAACGAAATGTCAATAAAAAGAAAAGCAGTGATTTTGAAACAATCAAAGCTATATTCTTTTATGACATTTTCGATATATTTGTAAATAGGTACAAATGGAATAATTTACCCGAAGAAATATTGCCGATGTATATCGAGCAAACGCTCTTTTGGCATGGACTTGGCGTATTCATAAAAGATAATATTGCTGGTTATGCTTTTATGAAAGTTTCGTTGTCGGGTTTACCCGATATCTATAACATACCACAAGATAGAATTGCTTATACAGCAAATGGATACATCGAAGAATATGGTAAAGAAAATAGTTGTATCTTATGGAATAACTACTCAACTATGCCATATTACTATAAGGCTTTAATGTATGCAGATGCTATGGCGCATACTTGGAAAACAAAAGGCATTAATATGTATGCACAGCGTACACCTGTTGCACTTTCTTCATCAGACAACGAAAAACTGAGCTTTGAAGTTGTAGGCGAAGAGTACGATAACTATTTACCTATTATAAAGCTGTCCGACTCGTTAAACTTAAAAGATATTAAAGCTTTGAACATGGGAGCGCCTTACATTGTTGATAAATGTGAACAAGAATTGAGAGATTTATGGTCACAGGTATTAACATCTTTAGGCTATGAAAGCAATCCTGTAGAGAAAGGCGAACGTCTTGTAACTGGCGAGACAGCTGGAAACAATGGACAGATTGAAGCCAATAGAAACGTGGGTTTGACATTAAGAAGAAGATGCGCAAAAGCTATTAACGAGTTATGGGGTCTGAATGTGACAGTTGACTTTAACAGTGAACTGCCTACCATGGTGAACGGATATGTCCCTGACAAGTATATGCAAAAAGGAAAGGATGGTGACGAGATTGAGTAAATACACAACTACAGTGAAAGATATTTGTGAAAGCTTTATCCCACCCCAAGAACTATGGAGCATGGACTTATCAGTAGAGAGAACTATAGATAAAACACAAGACAAATTTTTTGACTTTGATTTTCCATTTTATTCAGAGGATAGAAAAGACTTATATACTTTTAAGACATATTTTTTACTTAGATACTGGAATAATTATATAGGATTTGAAACTCTAGGAATGTGGAAAACTGCTTTTATGTCAAAAATGCATGAATTGACACCGTATTATAAAAAATTGTATGATGCAATTCAAAACGATAACCCTTTTACAAATGTAAATATAACAATAACAGAAGCAGAAAAAGGAAACGAAAAAACAACAACTAAAGCAACAGATGCAGGACAAAGCGAGGTAAAAAACAACCAAAACTATGAAAATATTGACAGCGACAACCCACAAGTTACCGTAGCAACACAAGACTATGCGAGCGCTATGAGCAGAGGCGAGACTGTCAATAACACGACTACAAATGCAAAAAATGAACACACAGGAAACGATAACAAAGACAGTAAAAGAGACAGAGACACGAAAGAGATAGGATTAAGAGGAAAATCAACGAGTGAAGCAATCGAAGAATACCGAGAGCAAATACAGAATATCAATCGAGAACTTGTAGAAGCTTGCCGAGATTTATTTTTAAAAGTTTGGTGATAAGGAGGTGAAATATATGCCAGAAGAATTAAAGCCTGTAGTTCCTTTACTTTGTTGTGATATACCTAGTGTATATAGCAACAAACAGAGTTATTATGAATGCTTGTGTTATATAGGCTATAAAGTCAATGAATGTATTGACGCAATCAACGGATTTACTGACGCCTACAAGCAGTACACAGACGAAAAAGTTTCAGAGTTGAAAACGTATATTGACGGACTTAACCGTGATATCTACAACCATATAACGGAAGTTGAAACAAATATCCGTCATGATATGGACACTAGGGATAATGAGCTTGACGAAAAAATCAATAAAGTACAGACAAATTTACTTGATAAAATCAGTGCGTTAAACATTCTGATTTATGACCTAAACGCTGAGACAAGAGCGCATATTGACACAGAGGTTAAAAAACTCTATGATTATATCAATGACTATGTGCCAAATAATATGGAAGTGTTGAACCCTGTAAGAGGATATCGAACGAGTCTGAACCAAGCGCTAGCAGATATGTATGACAATCTACGCTATTATGCTTTGACTTGCACTAAGTTTGACTCTTTAAATTTAACTTGCACAGAATTTGACGGGTTATCAATTAACTGTACAGAGTTTGACTTATACGGTGCAAAAAGATTTCGTGTAGATAGCAACTTATATATGCATGACCCATTTACAGGAGAGTATGTTTTTTATCAAGATGTAATTTACAAACTTGCAGAATTGCATTTTGATAACCCAATTACAGCTGGCGAGTTTGACGCTTTATTATTGACGGTAACAGCATTCCAGTCTAAAGCCTTAAGCGCTTACACATTTGACAGTAACGCAAAAACGGCGTTAAAATTATAAATTAAAGGAGGATTTTAAACTATGAGTTCAACAAACAAAACAACTTATTATGATTTAAGTCAGTATATCGGAACTGACAAGCCGACATATTTAGGAGATTATAATTCTGATATGTCTAAAATTGATGCAGGTATTCACGGGGCAGATGATAAAGCCACCACAGCTTCACAGAACGCTGGAAGCGCAATTGCTAGAGTTGGCGAAGTTGAAAAAACTTTGCAGTCACATACAAGCGCTATAACAACATTGCAGACAGATGTTACAGGACTAAAAGAGAGTGTAAAAACAGCACAGAACACAGCCACCACAGCAGATGGAAAAGCTGACAGTGCACAGCAGACAGCCAACAGCGCACTTTTGACCGCTAATAATGCCAGTGCTAAAGCCGATAATGTGAATAAAGATGTGGCACTGTGGACAGGCAGTGTTAAAAACTCAAGTGTTGCACTTAGTGACAGCTTGACAAATTACAGATTTTTATATATTGAAACAAATGCAGGAATTAGCCCTTTGTTTGCTTATAGAAATGACAAGAAAAAATATGTCGGTTGTCAACAGGTTTTAAAAGACGGGGCGGCAAACACTGTGTCCACAATAACAGTCAAACTGGATATAGTTGATGATACGCACATCACGGTTAGTACTAATGCTATTGATCACGCATTTAGTAGTACACACCCAGCACTTGACGCTGTGTATACATTAGGTATTTATGGTATCCCGAGATAAACTTAGTATGAAAACTAAAATAACCTCACCAATTTGGTGAGGTTATTTTTATTACTCCTTTTAATCAATCTCTAAAATAAATTTTTTCAACACTAAATCTATAGTAGTCATATATTTATGCCCATCTTTTATATAATACATTCTATGCAAGTATCTTCCAGTGCTTCTTAAGCAATAATCTATTGCACGCCCTGTATTATCAGTTTCACCCCGTTCTAAAATTCTAGCTATTCTAGTACGAATTTCATCATTTACTTTTATCACCATTCCTATTACAAAATCGTCGTTATT